TTACGAATACACCAGGGGTAATCTCTATTCAATCATTGAGAAAGGGCAGGAAGCTATCGATGGTATCCTTGAACTGGCTCAAGAGAGTGAGATGCCTCGTGCATATGAAGTCGCAGGTCAGTTGATTAAGAATGTGGCAGATGCCACAGATAAACTCCTAACACTCCAACAGAAGTTAAAGGATGTTCAGGAAGAGAAAGATACTAAAGGTCCAACCACTGTAAATAATGCATTGTTTGTTGGATCTACAGCAGAGTTACAGAAATTATTGAAGAATTCAAACCCTGATAAATAGTTAAAAAAGTAAGATGGCGGCAACTCCTGAAGTAAATATTACAATCGGACAAGGTGTAAATTTCAGTGAAGTTTTTACCTCTACCGAATCAGATGGATCTGCATCTAACCTACAGGGTTATAGTGGTGCAGCCAAAATTAAGAAATATCCTGGGTCACCTACATCTGAGTCATTCTCTGTTTCCATCACAGCATTAACAGGAGAAGTTTCAATCGCCATGACAGCTGGACAAACTGTTAGATTGAAACCTGGAAGACAGTACTATGATATTGTCCTCACATCTGGAAGTGGTGTTTTATCCAGACTAGTCCAAGGTTCAGCTATCATAACTGCAGGCATTACCACTTAATCTTATGACAGTAGTCAGAAGAGCACAATCAGGCGTATCAATTAGAAAAAAACAACAAAAGGTTGGAAAGGTTCTAAGTACAAGACAACCTTCTCGTATTGAGGAGATGAGTGATGCTGCGTTTGGAACACTTGACGAAAGTAAAGATGGATTAATTGTATCGTTTGACCAGGAAACTAAGAATTTCGTATTGGTTACTCCAGATACACTTCTGGATAGAAGTATTGAAACCCAAAATATCAGTGATGCATTCATCGAGCAACTGGAAGAAGAGATTAGTCTGGCTGAGGTTACCATTACTGATCTTGATGGAGGGTCGTTTGTCTGATGCCTACTCGTATAATAAAACTCGAAAATGTTAACTCTCTAAGTGAGAAGAGTTTTATCCAGTATGATGCAACAGAAAATGAATTTAAACTTGTAGATGCAAATGATGTTCTGTCTACATCAGCCGAAGATGGTGATGTTTCTGATGCATTTGTTGATCAACTCGAAGAACAGATTTCCGTAGAAAACCTTCAACTTATTGATGTAGATGGTGGATCATTTTGAACTAAAGCTGTTGTAAAAAGATGCTCATCTAAATATAAGTAACGGAAAAATAACGGAAAATTTAAATGGCTGCACCTGTAATTCAGTTTAAAAGAGGTGTGATTGCTAACCTACCTGGTCTCAGGGCAGGTGAACCAGGTTTTACGACCGATTCTTATGATCTCTATGTGGGTATTGACTCCACAACAAATAATAATCAATTCGTTGGTTCTCAAAGATTTTGGGATGTAGGATCTGCTTCTGCGGGTTCTGGTGTCAAACTCGTAGAAGGTACAAACAACGGCACAAATTCCATCACAATTAAGGCTCCAGCCACACTGGGTGGTGACGTAACTTACGTGATGCCTGGAACAGATGGTTCTAGTGGTAACGTCATTGTCACCGATGGATCTGGTAATCTTTCATTCTCCGCTCCTGCAGCTTCTAGCTTCACAATAGCCGCTGATTCAGGTTCTGGCGACACATTCAATACTGGTGAAACACTAACCTTCACTGGTGGAGAAGGTATTGACACCTCTGTATCTAACAACGCAATCACCATTGCTACAGAAGACGCAACTGAAACTAATAAGGGTGTCGCTTCTTTTGATGGAACAGACTTCACTGTTACCTCTGGTGATGTTACTGTCAACGCAGAAAGAATACAAGACATTGCTGGTGCAATGTTCTCTTCCAATACAGAGACAGGTGTTACTGCTACCTATCAAGATGGTGATGGAACTATTGATTTATCAGTCTCAATTAGTGCTAATGAAATTGCTGCTGGTACTCTTGTCACCGAGTCTGAGGGTATCGGTTCTAATGATAATGACACAACCATACCGACATCTGCCGCAGTTAAAGATTATGTTGACACAAACATAACTGCACAAGATCTGGATATAGCTGGTGGTTCTGGAACTGGTGCTGTTGATCTCGATTCCCAGTCACTGACGATTGCTGGTACTGCTAACGAGATTGAAACTGCTGCGTCTAACCAAACTATTACGATTGGTCTTCCTAATGATGTTACCGTCTCTAACAACCTGACGGTTTCTGGTAACTTATTTGTTAATGGTTCGACCACACAGGTTAATACATCACAAACAACTATTGAAGACCAACTCCTCGAACTGGGAATGGTTGATGGTTCTGCACCATCTTCTGACCTGAATAAAGATCTCGGTGTTATCTTTAACTACTACACAGATGCTGCTAAGAAAGCAGCAGTGTATTGGGATGATTCTGCATCAAGAATTGTAGTTTCAGCAGTAGCAACCGAATCTTCAGGTGTTCTGACTAATGCTACATCAGGTGCTCTTGAAATTGGTTCTCTGTATTTAAATGACTGTGCTGGAAATACACAAGTCATTAGTTGTTCTGGTTCAACCAGATCTCTTGAAAATATAAGTATTGATGGTGGTACATTCTGATATTAAATATATGGGAATAAATAGGGGGACATCATATCTCCCTATTTTATGAACGAAACAGATCTAAAATACTTGATTGCATCATATCAGACTAAATCTGCAGAACTTCTCACCCAAGGCGTTGTTGCTGATGCAAAGATAAGACAACTGACTGATACAATTGCACAATTGTCCGAACGTATTAATAAACAACAAGAGGAGATTGAGAATCTGAGTAAGACAAAAACTACTAGAAAAACAAACCAAACCACGAAGGATGATGGATCTTTCTGATAAATAATATGACACTTATATAAGTGTTTAACAAAGGTATATACCTATGGCAAATCCAAAGATTAAGTTTAAAAGATCATCTGTACTAAACAAGAGACCAGATCTAAGTTCTCTTGATGCAGGTGAATTAGCTCTCAATACTAATGATGGCAGAATATTCATTAGGAGAGATACTGGTGGAGCCTCAGGTATTGATACAGGAATTAAGATAGTCAATCCTTGGTCGGAAAATAATTCACAGACTGGTATTGCATGCACATTTGATGTAAGTGTATCGGGAGCAGTTACAGCAACATCCTTTTTTGGTGATGGATCAAATCTCGCTGGAATTGCATCAACTGATCTACAATTCAATAATAGTAGTATTTCTATTGCCACAACAGATGGATCAATAGTATTCAAAAGTGATGATACAGTTGTTGCAACATTTAGTTCTACAACCGCATACTGGAGAGTTCCTCTTTTCTTAGATAACAACAAAATAACAAATTTGGGCAATGCTTCGTCTTTATCTGATGCAGCAAATAAAGATTATGTTGACAATAAAGTTGAGGGTGATTTCCCAACTGGAGATTATGGTGGCCTGACTGGAGGTACTAATGATTCATTTGGTCAAGTCATTACCACCTTCTCATCTTTTGATTGTTTGACTACTCCCGGTGGTTCATTGGCCCAGGAAGATTTGGGTGTATTAACCTAACAATTAAAAAGTCATAAATTTTTACAGGAGACTAATCCAAAATGGCAACTCAAGTTCAGTTTAGAAGAGGAACAACGGCTCAGAACAACGCTTTCACTGGTGCTGCTGGTGAGATCAGTGTTGATACAGATAAAGACTCCCTTGTAGTTCATGATGGATCTACTCAGGGTGGATTTGGAGTTGCTAAAAATAATTTATCAAATGTAGCAAGTGTTGGTATTTTAACTGCTACTTCATTCTCTGGTGATGGTTCTACTTTATCAAGTATACCTACATCGATTGTTGCTGGTGACAACATCAGTGTAAGTGGTTCTACTGGTGCAGTTACAATTACTGGTCTTGCAAATACTTCCAATGTTTCGGCTGATACTTTAGTTGTTACTGGTATATCAACTGTTGGAATTGTTACTGGTGCTACTTCACTTGGTGTTACTGATGTATATGCAACTACTCTTTATGGTAATGGTTCTAACCTCACTGGAATTACCGCTGGTGCAACTTTAAGTGCTGGATCCGGTTCTCAAAGAGTAGTTGTTACCAGTCTTACATCAGGCACAATGACAAGTGCTGCGACAGATGCAGAACTAACATACAATTCTGGAACAAATGCATTAACTGCAACATCATTTGTTGGTGCTCTTACTGGTAATGTAACTGGTAACTCAGCAGGTACACACACTGGAGCAGTAGATCTAAATGGTGGTGTTCTTACTCTAGACGCTGACGCTGATACCACCATTACTGCAGACACAGACGATCAAATAGATATTGCATTTGGTGGTAATGATAGGATTACATTGTCATCTGGTTTGATTGATTTGAAGAATGATGGTTCTCAATCAGCACTTAGATTATATTGTGAGACTTCTAACGCACACTACGCTGCACTACAAGCACCAGCACACTCTGATTTCTCTGGTAATATTACATTAACATTACCAGCAACATCAGACACACTGGTTGGTAGAACTGCAACACAAACTCTTACAAATAAAACTCTTACATCTCCTACTATTACTGGAACAGGAGCTATTGCAGGAGCATTTACTGGCAACTTGACTGGTAATGTAACTGGTAATGTGACAGGCAATACTTCAGGAACTGCTGGTGGTTTGACTGGAGCTCCAAGTATCACGGTTGCGGATATTACCGCAACTGGTAATGTTTCGATTGCAGGAACACTGACTTATGAGGATGTCAATAGTGTCGATTCCGTCGGTATTGTTACAGCTAGAACTGGTGTCAGGGTAACAACTGGTGGTATCGTAGAAAGTGCTGGAGGTATTACTGGTACTCACGCAAACATTGCTGGTATTGTAACCGCAAATTCATTCCGTGGTGATGGTTCCAATCTTACAGGAATTACTGCAGCTGGAACTGGTGCTATTGGTGGTCTCACTATTAAGAACCAAAGTGGAACTGTTGTTGGAACTGCAGGTAGTGTATCTACACTTAATTTTGATGGATCTAGTGGAGTATCAGTTACTGCTACTTCAGGAGCATCTGGAGTAGCCACTATTGCCATTTCTGCAGAACTTTCAGCTGATACATCACCACAACTTGGTGGAGATTTGGATATTAACTCAAATGATATTACTGGAACTGGTGATATTAACATCACTGGTAATATTGCTCTTAGTGGAACTGTTGACGGTCGAGATGTTGCAACTGATGGTACAAAACTTGATGGTATTGAAGCATCAGCAACAGCAGACCAAACTGCAGCAGAGATCAGAACTTTAGTAGAATCCGCTAGTGACTCTAATGTATTCACTGATGCGGATCATAGTAAACTAAATGGAATAGCATCTGGAGCAACCAATGTTACCAATAACAACCAACTGACAAATGGTGCCGGATATGTAACTTCTAACACCCAACTATCCGATGAGCAGGTTCAGGATATTGTTGGTGCAATGGTAAGTAGTAATAGTGAATCGGGTATCACCGTTACTTACCAAGACGGAGATGGGACAATTGATTTTTCAGTCTCATCTCAAACTGACAATAACTTTACTACAGCTTTAAAGAATAAGTTAGATGGTATTGCCGCTAGTGCAACTAACGTTACTAATAACAACCAACTGACAAATGGTGCTGGTTATATCACCAGTGCTAATGGTGGTAATGCTGCCACTCTTGATAGTATTGATAGTTCTCAGTTCCTTCGTAGTGATACTTCGGACCAGAAGACCTCTGGAACTCTTCGTTTTAATGACAACGTAATACTTTCACTCGGAAGTAGTGATGATGCTGAGTTTTTCGTTAATGGATCACACCTCTATCTTGACCTTAACAGTGGAATTGGCGACTTCTATATTAGAGATGGTTCGACTACTCGTTTCAGCTTTGATGACGCAGGTCACTTCACCGCAAGTGGAAACATAACTGCGAACTCTGATATCACACTCAAAGAAAACATTGAGACTATTCCAAATGCATTAGATAAGGTTCTAAATCTACGTGGTGTAGAATATGATAGAATTGACATAGAAGGAAATCCTCATCATATTGGTGTTATTGCTCAGGAAATTGAAGAAGTTATTCCTGAAGTTGTTTCAACTAATGACGAAGGAATCAAATCTGTTGCATATGGAAACATCATTGGTGTTCTGATTGAGGCAGTCAAAGAACAACAAAAACAGATAAATGATCTCAAAGATGAAATCAAATCCATGAAGGGTTGATATTGTCCTGTTTGTATAAATACCCTATAGGATTCTCTTGCAATACAGATGAAAATCAACGAAGAGGGACTTAGGGATTGGTTTGGTAAATCCAAATCAAAAGATGGTAAACCCGGTTGGGTTCAATCTGATGGTTCCCCTTGTGCCAATGAACCTGGTGAAAAGGGGACACCTAAGTGTTATTCTTCGGCTAAAAAAGCCAGTATGTCGAAGAAAGAACTTCGATCAGCCGATACAAGAAAGTCAAGACAGGATCCCGGACAACAACAAAAGTCTGGAGCAGCTAAACCAACCTACGTTTCTACTGATAAACCTAAGAAGAAAATGAAAGAAGAAACCTTTAACGAAGCAGAAGACAAGAAAACCAAAGGTAGTGGCACAAAAGATGCCTGTTACCATAAGGTAAAGTCTCGTTATTCTGTATGGCCTTCAGCTTATGCTTCTGGTGCATTGGTGAAGTGTCGTAAGGTTGGTGCAGCTAACTGGGGTAACTCTACTAAGAAAGAAGAGTTTGAAGGTTTCTATGATCTTCCTGAGTTCACTGAGACTCAGATTGCAGCTATGA